GTTCATATCCTTGACAACCATATACTCTAAAAGTTTTTCCACAACGATAAGAGATGGCCAAGACTTCTTCATTCGCATTTCTTACATCTGGAAAACCATGTTCAGAGCTGGTTTCAATATCAATATATCCAATCTTAATCTTATCTAAATCGTAGTCTACCATACCACGATAATTATCGGAAATAAAAGAATATTGGAACTGGTCAAACCCAAAAACATTACCACCATACTCTTTCATGGCTTGGCGTGACTCTTTCATAGAGCCCCACTTCACAGGAGCAACATTCCGATTATCTAGGGTTTTCCATTGGGGATTTTGAGGTTTGTGAGATTCTACAAATAGGGTAGGTTCGTAGTTCAATTTTTCTTTGAAAGATTCACCACGATCATTAACACCTCTCAAAGCAATGAAATTACCATGAGGCTGTACATTAGTATAAAACATTAAAATTTATCTAGTTGATGTTCAGGGATGGTTTATGTATTTAACGTAATCCACATTTAACTTATCTAAATTATTATAACACAATAAGATGTGTTTGTCAACCCACGAACGCCCGCGATTGGCACCTATCACAAATAAAATTTGTAGATAAACTAGCCACACATATTTCATATTTTCCTCCTATGAGAGAAGGCCTGTCTTATATTGGGTCTTCCCATTGACTCTTAGAGCCGTCATTGTTTTGCCGCGGTTACTCCCATCAAGAACATAAGAACAATGTACCCATCCGCTATTTGGGTCAACTCCATCATAAAATTCTAGAATGAGTTGGTCAAATATTAAATTTTCAGAAATCCAGTTTGCAAGGTCTGGATTTGAAATTTTTGTAGATTCAAAATCTGCAGCCTGTCCATTACAATGCTGACTTGTCTTTGAACCACCTACTGCCTTGTTTAATGCTGGAGAACGATACCCACTATTGATACGAATAACTCCAAATTCTTCTCTTACTGGTTGTAAAATAAAATTACAGAGATTGGTTAAATTAATAACGTGTTCTCTTGATGCATCATTTGATATACCTAAACGATCAGCAGTAGAACTTTTTATCAATTCTTGATACCCAAAGTTTTTTGTCAGGTGTCCGTTATAAGATGGTATCTTGACTGCCATAATAATCCTTCCTAAGATTTATCTATATCAATTGATCCAGTAGTAGGATCATATTTAATTGTGAATGTCATTTCTATTGGTTTGAGTGTTCCATCAGCTTTAATGATGGGTAATTTACCTTCAACCGCCCCCATCAATGCATCTTTGGCATTTGTGAAAGGATGTGCAGGGTCATCTTTTATAAACTTATCTAATTCTTTTTTCGCACTTGCTGGAAGTAAATCTTCTATCATACTTTCCACCTGCTCTGTTGCTAAATCTGTTGCTTTGTCTATGACAAGACTAGAAATAACATTAAATAATAATAAGGGTAACATAATAATCTCCTAAAATTTAAATCCTTTTGGATTTTGTAGGTATCTTTCCCACATTTCTACACCACTCACCGACATTGGTGGTGTTTCTGGTACTTTTGCGAAAAATTGATCACGCGTTAAAAAATCATATTCTATCTTTTCTTCCACATCATCAAAAAGAACTTCCTTTAATACTTTTCTTTTTGTCATTTTATACTCCTATTAAGTTTTACCTTATTTCTCTAATTTAAGATGATTCCTGTAACCTTCTGTGTCTGATTGATAAAGATCCCATTCTGCGTTGACATTTATTGCATTTGGATTAATACCCGATGCGGCTATTGCTGCAGCAAATGCATCTTTAGTATCCCAATGTGTATGATTGACATACTTAACAGCAGCCTTCACTACTTTTTCTGCTTTTTTAGGAGCTTTTAAAATTTCTCCCATTTTTTTAGATACTTTCTTTTTACCTTTTGCCATGTTGTATATCCTTTATTGTGTTAAAAATTTGTAAGCTGGGGTTTCTTTGAATTCTTCTGGATTGGATGTGAAAGCCTCATAAAGGGCTTCAATGTTAACAGGAATAAACGCACTGTCATAAATCATTCCAGTTGTAGTTACTGCTTCTGTAAATTCTTCAATACTACTCCAAATTACATCACTCGACTCTTCTTTGAATCCTGCTTCTGCATCAGTTGCGAATCTTGGTAATTCTTCTGGTTCTACTGCTTCTAATTCAGCAATAAGGTCTTCTCTATTATGTCTTCGATCTAACTCTATTCCAAGAGTTCTACCTTCCTTTTCTAATTCTTTTTTAGATTTCATTTTTCTGGATTTTGCCACTTCACTTCTCCTATTTTAGTTTATATTAATTCTATAATATTATTTATAATCCCCCAATCTTGCGAAATTCAGATTGGGGGCACCACAGTGGCTATTGACCGATGGGAATCAGTCTAGGCTTTTTCTCATCTGGAATTACACGTTCCAGATTCACAATAAGCATACCGTCTTGGAGATCGGCATTTTTAACAATGATATCATCACTTAGTTGAAACGCTCGAGAAAAAGTTCTCTTGGCAATTCCACGATGTACAAAACCGATTTCATTGTTTCCATTGTTTTCATCATTATCAGCCCCATCATCTTTCGCGATAGCAGAACGAATGGTAAGAGTACCATCAGTTACTTCTACTTCAATATCACTTTTTGAAAAACCAGCAAGAGCTAGTTCAACAACATATTGTAAATCATTAAGTTTGCGAATGTTATATGGTGGATAACCCGACTGCGACTGGGCTATATCCATATTAGAAAGACGATTAAAAAATCCATCGAATCCAACGCTGAATCCAAGCATTTTTTGTAAGTCTTGTGGTGTGGGGAATGTGTGTGGTGCTAATGTATACATAGGGCCTCCTTTAAAGCGAGGTTAATATTACACTCCAATCTTCAGCACGTAGACTTGGAGTAATCACGAACAGAAATACAAAATCTATTCGTGGATTAGAGGTTACCACAATTGGTCAACCTCAGTCGCGCCAACCTTCTCCTTTGAAGAGATGTTCGCAACGATGTTTGAAAACAGTCCAAAGTAGACTGCTTAAAGAATCTGAAGTATAATTTCCCGATTCCTTTACTATCAATTTATATTTAGTCTTCATAAATTTTTCATCAATTTGCCAATTACTATAATAGTATTTAGTCATAATGTAAAAAAAAGTGAAAAGGGTGGGTTTAATCACCCTTTGTCAGATGATATAAGTTTACTTCTTGGAATAAATTCCCCAAAGTACCCAAATTGCTGCTAAGCCTACAAGTCCTTCACCACCTAGTTTTTGGACTATACCTACTACTGAACCTATAATATCTAGGCCAATAAAAGGAACAGCTGCTCCAAAAATGATTTGAAGAACCACGCCTAATGCGATCAACGCAAGACCAGCTTCAGTAAGACTGCGAATCCAGCCTATTGCTTTTTCTAACATAGGATTACTCCCTTTTTTTAAATTATAGTTTTGGCCATATAACTTTTTCGTTATTTGCCGGTAGAACCAAATCCACCTTCACGCCCGGTCTTCTGAACTGGTGGTTTTTTGAGTTCGGTTAAACCATGATATATCTTTTTCACTAATTCTGCTTGACATATCCTATCTCCATTATTTATTGTTTTTGGAGATTGAGATATACTTGTCATCATAACGAAAATAGGATCTACATAGTCAGAATCTATTATACCTTCACAATTTGTTAGGTATAAACCCTCGTTCCAAGCCAAACCTGACCTAGAATGAAGACGAACTGAGTATCCTTCTGGAATATCAAAAATCAATCCAGTAGGAATCATTACTCTTTCCATGTTATGTATTTGAAGAACTCCGTTCTTAAATGGTTTTTCGATTAATCTGTTTAGAGTATCTTGACGAACTTGATATTTTTCTACTCCGTCAAAACACGCGTGGATATCGAAACATGCTGAACCCTCTGTTGCATAAAGAGGGTCTTTAACATTCGGATGTAATTTATAAAATTTTAATGTTTCATTCTTGGTTTTGGTCGGCATCTTCAGTCCTTTTACTTCCAATATTATATTTTGCTGTAAGATCCCATTGGTCTTTTTCTTTAAAAGATAGGATCTTTAGTTGATTCAACGGAACAACTAATTCACTTGAAGATTCTGGATTCACTAGTGCAATTAAGCCCCATTCCGATAAAAGATTTGCTATTGTATTACGTCTTGCTTGGTCATTTTCTGAGTAATTGGTTGGTTTACCATCAAGTGCAAATAATTCTTTAAAGTGTACTATATAGTATCTACCTTGTTTGTGTAGTATGTGACAAGATTGATATAATATTTTGTCCTTTCGGGAAGCTACCCCGATTCTAGTAAGTGTTTCACGCACCTTGAGAAAATCATCTGGATTCTCCAGAGTGCACTCCACCATGTTCTCTGTTCCTGTTGTCATTTTCCACTCCACCTTGATTCAGTTTATTTATGATATAAGCCAACTGATTTTCAGAAAGGATTCTTAGAGCATCTTTGGCTTTCTCATAACTAAATCCATAATACTCTTTCACCAATTCAACATTCTGTAGTTTCTCTGGTTTCAGCCACTTACTATATCTACGTTTCTTTCTAATATTATTTAGTAGATAGTCAAATTGAAGTCGGCTGTCAAGGTGGTGGTTGCGATTCATCTCATTTACTTGAAATATGGTGTCCATAAAGAACGATAGCCCGCGATTTACGATAAAAGATGAGTATTTCCTCTCATCTTGTGGAGTAAGCATCACATCTTCTTTAGTTTCGTTAATCGCTTTTAGGTAATCAAATGGACTCATAGTACTATTATACCATGTTAAAGTGTTTTGTCAAGGCCTCATTTTAGTGCTATTGCACCGACAAATGAGTGGTTTCTCCAAAATGGTTGAACTGTAGTGAACCCAGCATAGGATATCATGTGCTCAAGTTGTTTCCATGTGAGCGGTTTCATGATGTTTCTGAGTGTTCTTTCCTTATCCATAATATCTTCTGTATCAAATGATTTTCGTTTGTAATCGTAGTAATTGAACGTAATCATGTCTTGTACTTGTGCACTTTCACAGATAGTTTTTTCTGCAAAAATAAAAGCTCCACCAGTATTCAATCCATGATAGATATTTTCAATAACACTTTTTCTATCCTTCTTTGGCATAAATTGTAGAGTAAAAATAGAGGTAATCAAATTACAATTTTTGAATTGGAACTTACGAATGTCTTCCATAATAAATTCTACATTAGTAAGTCCAGCATTATTCAATTCCTTTGTGCGGTCTTTCAAATCTTGTTCAAAACCATCAGCTACCTCAACTCCAATATATTTTGCTGAAGGAGAATGGTCGCTATTGTACTTCATCATGGCCTGTGTATTTTTTCCTGTAGAACATCCAATATCAACTATGTTAGTATTATCTTCTACAAAATAACGTGAAAGACTAACTACATCTTCCATTAGATTTGAATAACCACGAATAGATAATTCAATGTGCTTATCAAATCCTTCTTGTCTGTGTGCAAAAGTAAAATCAGCCATTGTTCAACTCCTTATAAGGTTTTAGTACTTTCTTGTATATGGAATCTGCTATCGCTTTCATCATTAGCGGTGGCACCATTCTACCCATACGTTCCGATCTTTGTTCCCACTTTCCAGTTAGTTTGAAATCTTCAGGTAAAGAAGTGAGTCTACGAGTTTCACCCAATGCAAGTTTTCGCATTTCACTCCAATGAATACATCCACCAGAAGCTGTGATGGTGGGAGCTGGTTTGAATCTTGAAATTCTTTTCATATTAAAGTGATGTCCTCTAGGATGATAATCACAACCAGTTAATACTTTTTTCGGATCAAGTGGCATCTTTGATGCTGTCACAAAATGAGAGCCCTTTGTAAAAGATTCTGTTAGCATTTTTATTTCTTCTTCATCATACACTAGGTCACTAAATGCATTTCCACTAGTAACAGTTTCACTAGTCTTTTCTGGAAATATACCAGCAATGTTAAGAGCAGTAAGACCAATCGCATCAGTTACATCTTTACGAACTGCAATAAAAATAACTCTCTTTCTTGTTTGTGGTACTCCATAATGAGATGAATCTAACAGCATAGAAGATACGTTATAACCAATATTTCCAAACTCTGCTGTAATTCTGTAGTAGTAATTTTTTGCTTCACCCATTAACAAACCTGACACATTCTCAGCAACAATAACTTTAGGTTTAACATCTTTTGCAACTCGGATGAACTCAAAAAATAAATCTTCAATATTTTCTACTTGTTTACCATCAGAATATTTTTTAGTTTTACCAAAACCAATGGAATGACCACCACCCTGTACTACAGAACCAGCCATAGAGAAAGCAGAACATGGAGGTGAACCATCTAAAATATCAACTTCTCCAGCTCCAATGTTGGCAGAATCCAGTAGGTCTTTCCCTTCAAGTTCTTTTATATCATCGGGAAGTATAGGAGTGTTTGGATAATTTTCATGATATGTATTTCTAGCCTCTTTCACAAATTCATTGATACACAAAATCTTACCACCAGCCAAACGATATCCTGTAGAAGAACCACCACCACCAGCAAAGGTAGATATCACATTGAATTTGTTTTGTGCTTCACCATCATACACATCTTGTAATGTATATTTTTGATAATCTGCTGAAGGCGCGTCTGGTATTATAACCTCGCTTAAGTATTCAAGTTCATTACTTGGTGAAATGTCTGGCATTGATTTTCCTTCTTTTTCAATTTTAGAAAAATCAACATCTTCAAAGCCCGGTAAGGCTGTAACTTCTGGTTTCATATTTTAAACTCCTTTTTGTACCAATCTTTTGAAACATCCATCATACGCTTTCTAGCGTTAAAGTTAATCTTACTATTATTTAGCAGAGACTCAAAGAGCTTATCTACACCAGCACCCAAATGTAAATTCGTATGATTTCTTATTTTCCCAAAGTCCAATAACTCTGGAAATGCATTCCTTATATGATGTTTCTGTTCGGGCCTGTTTAGTTGTTCCCAATTAAATTGATAAAAATAATCTTTAACTGTAGGATGTAGATATGGTGTTATGTGTTTCTTGTTATACATCTCCACAAGTTTATTGTGCCACTTGAGTCCTGCTGAGTTCTCTGGTAAAAAATATATGTCTCTGGCTTCATCAAATGTTTTAATATTGTGCGGAGTCTTTTCAAAATAATCATGGTATTTTTTATTACCTTCTTCACTACCATATCTCATTTGAGCTTTTTTACTCACACCAAAATATCCATCGGCACCCCAACCAGTAAGAACAACATCCTCAGTAATATATGGATACACATATAAAAATGGAAACACACATTCAAAGTGAGTTTTCTTTTTACATTCTAATTCGACAAGTGTAAGCCAATCATCGAATAAATTATCTGTAGGGACTATTGTTGGTTTGAATGTCCAACCCATAACCCAAGCAACCTTTTGAGCAGTTTTGAAATCGTAAGATTCTTTGCCCTCAAGATGGAAGCTATAGGCCACAACTTTCTTACCAACATTGTGTGCGGCAAGAGCCACTGAGAGAGAGTCTACACCCCCACTCAACAGCACTGCACATTTTTCAGTTGGTATCTGTTCTCTGATTT